ACGTCTTCGCGGGTCTTCTTGAAGTCGTCAAGTTCGGCCAGCGTCACGACGCCGGACTGGGGCTGGAGCGGGGCGTTGGCCGCGGTGCGTGGGTAGGTGATCTGGTTACCTGTGCCCGCGGTGGCGGAGTAGGAGCCGTCCCAGGGGGTGCCCATGCCTGAGACGGTGATCGTCTCAGACGTGAACTGAGGCGCCTCCGACAAGGTGAGCGTGACAACGTTGCTGGTCAGAGAGCGGGACACCACCGTGTACGCGTCGAATCCCGGGTGGGGGTCGGCCTTCGGGTCGCCGGATGAGATGGGCGCCACGTAGACCGTGATGTTGCCCAGCGAGTTGCCTCGGGACTTCGCCTTCGCGATCCGGTTGTCCGCCTGGGCGAGGTCCTGGAAGTCCATCTTGGTCACCGCGGAGTTCCGGGTACGGAAGGCGGTGAAGGCCGACTCACGGACCTGCTCGGTGCTCTCCTCTTGGGCGCCGCCGAGCGCCTTCGCCGGGTTGGTGATGGTACCGGTGAACGCGAACCCGACAGGCGAGAAGGCCTGTCCGGGTGTGATGTTCCCGGACACTCCTCCGCCGATGCGGTAGGTGGCGTAGATGTTCTGGTTCAGCTGCGGGATCGTGCCGGAGATCCCATCCCCGAAGGAGACCGTGGTCACGCCGACGTCGTCGGTGCGGTAGGTGAACCTGTCGTCGGTCGGGGTGGCCTCGTACAGGTTCTGGACGTAGGTGTATGTGCGTGCGGTCTCCGGGCTGGATCCGACGCGGAGGTCGAGTGAGCGGTTGATCATCGGCGCGTCCCGGATGATGAATGACTGACCGGCGAGTCCGCTGCTCTGACCGATGACTGTGTCGCGGACGGTGACGCCTTCGACTGCGGGGATGAGCAGAGAGCGCCCGCCAGGTTCGACGCTCCACGAGCCGTCCGTCGTGTCCGGGTTGACCGCCAGTTCGAAGTTGAGTGACCTGTTCGACTCATCATCGCGGAGGACGGTGGTCACCGATGCGCCGCCGGGGATCCGCGCGAGCGAAGGACCATTGTTGACGCACAGGAGGTCCACCCGGGCCGCGAGCCGCCCGGCTGGGCTGTACCCGAGCAGGGATGCGAGGTTGAGGATGCTCTGCCGCTGGCTGGCGGTTCCGAGGAAGGTCTCTGCCGCCGCCCGGTCGATGTAGTAATTGAGGATGTCACCGACGTAGGCGAACGCCTCAACGAGAGCCACGCCGAAGTCCGAGGGGTCGTCGGCAACCCAGTCAGGAATGCGCGCGCGGATGACCTTGATGAGGTCCTCACGCAACGACAAGTAGTCCCGGGACGTGTAGTCCACGGGATGGAGAATTGCTTGGGTTGCCACTAGTTCACCTCAGGGTCGACGAAGAGGTCGAGAGAGTCGTCACCAATTGAGAGGGTCGAATTGAAGATGTCTCCACTAGGGCTAGTGAACACCACATCGACCACGGTTGTACCGCTAGACGTGTCCGCGTAGCTTGACACCTTGTTCAGGGTGAGCGACGGGAGGTGCTTGAGGAATGCGTCTCGGATCTGCTCCTCAATGCTTTTCTCTGCGGGCGTTCCGATGTTGAGGACCGCCGACAATGAGTCGAGACCAAAAGTGGGTCGCATCACCCGATCCCCGAGTTGTGTGCTGAGTACCGCGCGGACCCTGTCGATCCACACCTTGCGGTGGGTTCTGGCGACGGCGACGCGGCCTTGGTTGTCTATTGAGAAGGGGAAGGAAATGTAGGCCATTGCTTAGCTCCAATCCACGACGGATGATGACCAGTAGACGTCTTGCAAAGGAGTACCGGCAGACCCGCGAATTGACCTGTGGTCGACGAGTGTGGGGTTCTGGATGTCTGGGAGTGCCCCCGGACGGTGGGGGTTGACCTCCCCCGGCTTGAGGGCTGACTCTCCGGCACGCAGCTGTGCGGCTCCGAGGCCGTCGGTCCCGAGATCCGCAGTACACATATAGGAGCTGCGGCTCATCTCATGCTCGATCCGGCGGACCATCCAGTTGCCCGCCAGCTCCGGAGCCACGCCTAAAACTGAGACGAAACGCCCGGGCTGGAGCGAGGGGTAGCCGACGCACTCCATCTTGGCCCGTTGCGACAGACGGGAGTTCTCTTGGGCACCTCGGGAGACCGCCGCCGCTTCCGCCGCGGACGTCGCGACTTGCCCGACGAGGAACCCCTGCCGGAGGCTGGGCCGGGCCCGTAGGTCGTCGATGCTCTCAGACGCACTGATCACCAGGCCGGTGACAGGGTCGATGCCGGAGATGTCGCTGGTCTGTGCCGCAGCGTTCTCCGGGTTGAACGCGCCGACCTGGGGGACGAACGACTTGATGCTCGCGATGGACAGGGGGTCGCGAGAGTAGGTCAGCGGTGTCGCCATGGGTCGGAAGTGGTGGGCCAGCGACTCGTGGCTGCGGAAGATCACGGTGGCCCCCTCGACACGCACGACATACCCGATCTTGTTGGCCAAGCGACACAGGAGCTGCCAGTACGACTCCCCCGCCTGCGAGACCTGGTTGAGCACCAGCGGATGCTCCTCGATGTCGACGGCGAACCGGAAGCGGCGGGCGATGTCGCGGACGACGTCACTGACCCGCGCGTTGGTCCAGACATCGACGCCGGTTGCCATCAGCGGGTACGAAGCGCCCACGCAGATGATCTGGGACGTCCCGCCACTGTTGCGGTAGGCCGGGTCGATGCGGTGGACGTAGCCCCAGAACCCCCCTGCGCCGTTGGCGTTGGACCAGGTAAAGGAGACCGGCGCGCCTTCCGAGAGCGCGGCGTACGAGGGCCCCGTCGAGACCCTGACCCGCAGCACATCGTGTGCCAGCTGCTGCTGGATCAGCGTGGCGCCTTCGACGCGGAAGGGGTCGACGGTAACCCCCGGGAAGAAGACCCGGAGGGCGGGGGTGTTCGGTGCGAGGACCATCAGGGCAGCCGGATCCGGGTGCCGGGGGTGATGCTGTGGGCGTTGAGGATCTCAGGATTGACGTCGAGGATCCGCCACGCCAGCTGCGGATCTCCCAGCGCCCAGTTGGCCACACGGTCGATACGGTCGCCAGAGCGCCAGATGTAGAAGCCACTGCCCGCGGTCCGGACAGGCGGGCGCCTGTAGATGGTGCGGGTCTGAGACCCGTCGGCCTTGACCAACATAACGTCGCGGGAGCGGTCGTCGGCGTAGCGACTGCTTCGGTAGAGGCTCACGGCCCTCCAATCTCGATCTGCTTGAAGTACTCCACGCCGTCGTTGACCGTGACCCCGGTACTGGCGCTGCTGCCCTCCGTCGACGCGGTGGAGGCCTCGTCCTTGAGGCGGTCCTCATCGGCCCATGCCTGGTTGACCCAACGGGTGAACCCGAGGCTGACCGAGGTGAACGTTGGCACCATGTTGGGAGTGAACATGATGTGATTGACGGCGATGGAGTTCAGCACGCCGCGGTAGACGAACGGGCCGAGGCTGAGCACGACCGGGCGTTGGATAACCACACCCTTGTCCGCGGTCTCGTACCCGAGCGAGACGTCCATCGACGGGTCGCCGTTGGCGGCGCGGAAGAGGTACTCCACGTCGTACTGGGTACCGAGGCGACGCAGCATGGACCCCTGAGACTCTGTCTTCTTGGGGCCGTAGGCGGGGCTGAGCGCCTGTGGGTACTGGTGGTCGCCGGGGTAGTTCACGTCATAGATCCGGTTGAAATAGACCTCAAGACTCATCTGGCCGAAGGTCCCCAGGAGGTTCTGCTCGCCCACCGTCCGGAGGTACCCCTCGATGGTGAGCGCAGGGTCGTCGAGACCGGCGGCTGTCATCGACAGGGCGGCGGGGTTGTAGTGGAACTGCACCCCCCAGCGGGCGCCTCCCGCATCGGAGCCGTAAGTGTAGATGGCCCCGAGACGCCCCTTGACGAGGGTGCCCAGATCCTTGCCGGTGTTGACTCCGTTGTAGGTGCGGGTTTGGTCGTCCTTGAACGACCAGTCCTTGATGGTCCCATCCATCCACTCGATCCGCGGAGGCTTGGTCATCAGGTGCGCGGGTGGGTTCCACCAGATCTTCGAGGAGGTGTCCCTCTGCCCTGCGACGACGGTCGACCCGACGACTTTCTGCGCGAAGCCGCTGCCACCGGGGTACCTACCGAGGTATGTCGACGCGGAGCCAAGAGAGGCGGAGCCCGAGTTATCGACGACGTTGAGGACGCTGGCCATTATGCACTTCCAATCATGCTCATCTGGATGTCGTCCTCCAGGACGGCCTTGACTTCTCTAGCCAGTAGACGGACGTCGTATCCGAGGGTGCCGGTCAGGTTGAGGGTGACCTCGACCTTCCGCGTCCCGCCCCTGTCGGACTGCCCGGCGCCCGCCTTGCGGATGCTGTTGCGGATCCCCTCAGCGGCTGCCGCGGGGATGATCATCTCGCCCTGGTGGACCTTGGTGATCTCGTCCTTCGAGATGCTCCAGGAGCCCTTCGAGTAGCCCTGGGTACCGCTCCAGGCCTTCTGGAGACCCGCTTCGCCGTACTTGTGTTGAGACCACTTGATGGCGGCGTAAATGTTGGCGAAGGGGTTGGTCTGACCGAGGTCCTTGTAGGGCCCGGCGAAGGAATCGAACGTAGGCTTGATGACCTGCATCAGGCCCTTGGACGGGTAGCCCTTCTTGGCGTTGGAGTCCCAGTTGTTGACGGCGTCCGGCTTACCACCCGATTCCTGCTGCATCCGCTGCATGAGGAGCGGGAGCCACTTCTCATTGAGACCCGCGGCCTGCATGGCGGACCGGGCCACCGGCTCCCAGCGAGAGACGCCCTTGGCCTTGCTCGGGGCTGTCACGATGCCGTTGGCGGCCTGAGACCCACTGACCTCGCTGCCCTGGCTGCCGCCGGTCGTCCCCGCCTCCTGCTGCCTGCCGGTCGAGTACCCGCTCGTCTGAGATCCGCCGGAGCCGATCATCGAGCTGGCGATGGACTTCTCAACCATGTTGGCCAGCGAGTACTGGCCTGCCGAGACGCCGCCATAGCTGCTGGAGGAGATGAGGCTGGCGCCCCACGGCTGCACCGAGGTGGTGGTCATCCCCTTGGCTCCGGAGGTGCTGCTGGAGGCGCGGGCGCCGGTCGCCTGACCACCGCCGTCGACCTCGACTGCCGCGCCGCCGCTTCCGCCCACGACGCTGCCGACGAGACGACCACCGAAGAACGGCTGAGACCAACCGACGTACGTGTGCCGACGGCGGATCCAGTTGTCGACCTGGTCGAAGCTGGCGATGGAGATCTTGCCGGGCCCGTTGAGGTCGTTGGTGGCGACCATGCCTCCGCCGAGGGAGAGGACGACGTGTCCGTAGCCCTCTCGGCCACCGGTCCAGAACATCAGGGCGCCAGCGGGGGCGTTGCGGGCGCCGGGGTTCTTGTGCTGCTTGGGGATGGCCCGCCACTGGGCTGCGGCCGACGCGTAACCGGCCCGGGGTAGGCCCCACGTGTACGCCACGAAGCGGG